AAACAAACGCTATAGCGTCTTTTCTATCTTCAGCAATTTGTAAAAGATCATTTACGTGATTTTTACCATCGCCTGGAGTTCCAATTGTTTCATTAGGTGTTTTACCACCAATGATTAAACCAACGTCTACCGTTTCAGCGTCACCAAACTTCTCATAAGCAGTTTTTAATTGGCCTGCTGTTACAGCTGAACCATCAGAACCTGCTGATAATGAAGTTGTTACTGGAGCTGTGATTGCTGATGTGCTATCAAAATCTTTGCTAGCAACATTTGAACCAAAGCCGTTTGTAACGCCTAGTGTTGAGTGATCCATCCAGTAAATGTATGCTGATCTATTAAAGATAACATCTGGATAGTAGTTTGTTCCGCCTTCGCTTGATTTAGCGTCAGCGCCTTTAGATACTTTAGAGTAAGTTTCTAAAACTTGGCCAACAGTACCTGAAATGCCACCGTCTTCGTCAATGACTACAACGTGCATCTCATCATTTGAACCACCTCTTGCTGAAGCGTAAGGCGAAGTGCCTGGTGCGCCATCAACAAAGTCATAATATCTCCATCTTCTTCTAACGTTACCGCCATCAGTTATAGCAGCGTGTAAGCCACCTGAACCTGATTCTTTTCTAACGATAGTGATAGTATTTGTACCTGTATTGTTTGCTGTTACTCTATATTCGTGTCCGTCAGTATAGTCGTTTGTAGCGGCTGTAGTCGAAAACGATACAATGTCGCCAACGTTTATACTTGTTGAACTTGTTAAAATTACTGTAGTGTCGCCAACTGCTGTAGCAGCGTCATTTACAGTTGTTACTGCTTGTTTTTCAAAAGCTTCAGCAGACTCACATACAGAAACGGATAGGTTATTACCCCACGCTCCTGCTGTTCTAGCTGCCCAAGCACCTACAACGCCTTGACCGCTTGCATAGTTTGAAGTATAGTCATCATTGTTATTGATGGTTACACTTGAACCAGCAGCGTTAGCATTGGATAAGCTTGTGTTGGATGCTCGTACTACTCTTAAAGCATTAGAGTATTGTAAGAAGTTTGCGGCAGTAAAAAAGTATTCAAAGTTATTTGAATCTGGTTTACCAAAAACATCTACAAGCTCTTGTTCACTAGAGATAGCCACGACCTCATCTAAAGGCCCTTTACGAAATTCGCCAGCAATAGCACCAATTGAAGTTGATACTGCGGGTATAATTCTAGTTAAATCTTTTTCTTGTACGAGAACACCTGGTGATACTTGAAATGCCATAGGTTTTCTCTCCTTTTAATTAGCTAATTTGCATTTGTTATTGTTCAAAACTCGTATTATTCATACGCCCATAATCAAAGTTTCATTCTTGTAGATATTTATAATACCCACAAATTACACTATAAACCCTTACGAATTACAGGATGCCATACATCTCCATATTCATCTACTGTAGTTTGTTCGTGTTCATTAATACCGTCATCTAAAAAACCAAACGGAGCCATATCTTGCTCTATTAAGTTTTGTTGTTCCACATACATTTGTTGACGAGCATTTGTATTGGTTAACTCTTTAAAATAAGGCTGATTTGATAACCAACCAAATATGACACAACACATCATTAAGTCATCATTTGCACCATCTTCGGCCTCATAACTTTGACCTCTTTTAGCAAAAGTTGACATCTCCTCTATAATCTTAAAGGCATTTATAACTAATTTATCTCCTTCAACTAAAGTCTTTATATTGGCACAACCTATTCTTTTAATCTGTTTAGTCATACGAACACCTAAAGATGTACCTCGGCCACTATACATAGCACCTAATATTTGACCAGCACGGCCTTTTTGAGTAGTCATCATTAGATTATCATATTCTATTTCAAATTGTAAGGCCTCAGCAATTTGTTGACCTATATCATTAACTTCGGTTAAGATATGAGCTCGATTATATCCTTTACAAACTTGTTCTATAATATTAGGAAAGACAAATGGTTTTACTTCATTGTTCTTATAAAGAGCCACAACTCTATAAGGCATTTTTGTAACATCAAATATTATAAAGGCTGAATAATCTTTGTCAACACCTCTGGATACATCTACTGTACAAACATATGTGTGGCCTTTTATAGGTGCCTCAAATACTTCTACACTACCTGAAGATTTAACAGGATTCATATAGGCCATTGTTTTAATTTTTGCTGGTGATATTAAAGTATTAACTGAACCTAAAAACTCACACTCAAACTCTTGTTGGAATTGTTCAGCACTTGTGTTTCGTATTGTTTGTTCTTTCCATTGTTCATCTCTACCAGGAACTTCTGACCAATGTACTTCTATGGGTATATAATCGTTTCTTTTATTTTCAGCGTCTGTCCATAATTTGTAAAATTGATTCATACCATAAGGTGTAGATACAATTATCATCTTTGTATTTTTACCAGCAGATATTGTAGGATAAACTGAACTAAAAAACATTTCAGCTATGTTTGTTGGTACGAAAGCAAACTCGTCTAAGAATATGATGTTAAATGAACCTCCTCGAATGGCTGATGAAGAAGTAGCAGCGGCCACAATGGTTGATTTATTTTCTAACTCAATTGAACCTTTGTTCCAGTTAATAACACCTTGTTGTAACCATTTGGGTAAGTTTTCATAGGCCAATTGTAAACGGCCTAATATATCTCTTGCCGTAGATGATTTGTTGGCCAATATAGCAATATTAGAATTAGGATTAAATAAGGCATAATGCATCAGATAAGAAATTGTTGTAGTTGATTTACCTGATTGTCTTGGAAGTTTACAGATTGTAAATCTATTGTCGTGTATGGTATTAACTATCTTTTTTTGAAAGTCATACATTTTAAAAGGTATTAAACCCTCATCAAGTGAAACAATCTTAATATATTTCTCCATAAAATATAGAGGGTCTTTAGCACACTTTTGATATTCAACAATTTGTTCTTTGGTAAACTCTTGTGGTGTGTTGACCTTTTTAAGATTGGGATTTCCGAGATAAGCGTCTGTCATTTTATTCTGGTAGTAAAACTCCTTCTATATGAGTATAACCTAATTTTTTAGCAAGTGTAACTCTTTGATTACCTCTTACGACAGAATATTCTTTTTCAAAATACTTATTTCCATTGGCACCATATCTGGCCACCTCAGAAATAGTATGTTTGTTTATTAATATAGGGTCTACCATTTCAAACCCTTTATCAGTACCTAAATTATAGACACCGTGTTGTTCATAATACTTTATGTAAGCCAGATCACTTATCTGAAATATCTGTTTCTTTAGTTTCGGAAACGCTTTTAGTTTCTCGTGTTTTGCCTTCAATAACTTCATCATTTTTTCCTTTTAACATTTTTTGTAATTCAGCAGTAGAGCCTACAAATAAAGCATTTTTAATGTTGGCACTTGCCGTTTTTGGTAACTCTTTTAAGTCTTTTAGTTTCTTTTGTAAGTCTTGTAGTTTGTCAACCGTATCGGCCACATTTTTAATTAAGGCACCTGCCACCTCATAGGCTCTTGGATGTTGGCCTTCTCTAGCCACATCAAGTATGCCTTCTATAGCTTCTTGTCCTCTTTCAATTAGATTGTAATAGTTTTCTCTACTATACTTGTAGTCGTTGTCAACATCTGGAGATTCTTTATCTTCTTTACGTGGAACTAAAGGTTTAAACTCTTTAGTTTCTTTAGGTTCTTTTTTTTCAATACCTAATATCTCATTGACTTTTTCTTCCAGTTTACTCATATAACTATTTATGAATAAATTAGTTGTTTAATTTCATCCCTTTGAAATAGCTAGGTAAACCTAAATGAGGTCGGCCATCAAAAATGTTTTCTTTGGCATTACCAATAGTTGAGTTTGTATCATTATAATGCAAAAACACTTGAGCACAGTCTTCACCTAAAAATGTTTCTCGCCAATGTTCTAATATCATACCTTTATAAACTAACATATCACCTGGTTTTAAAATGATTTTTGAACCTTTATTACCAGACTCAGCTGTATATTCAACACCTTTTTCATCTTTTTGGCCAGGTATTCCTACATTTTTTTTATTTTCTAAGTAAATTGGCCATTCATCACCACCAAGGTTTAGTGTTGTTGAAATCTCACAACTAAATCTATCTTTATGTCTTTTTAATATGTCACCTTTTTTATAGATACGAGCATATGAATAAGTAGGATTTAAAGTAAGACCTGTTAATTTTTCCATTTTTGGTTGAACAGCAAGTAATAAAGTTTCCATCGCTGTGTCAGCATAATGTGAATATGTGTTAGGTACTTGTTCATCATTCCATACACCCCACTCCGTTGTATAAGGTGAGATATATCTCGTATCATAAAATGTACGAGCAACTTGACGTTTCATTAAAAAATAATTATAAACAAAGTTTGCTACCTTTGGATCAATTGCTTCTTTAATAACTATAAAATGATTTTTCTTAAATCGTGCTTTCATTATTTCATTCCTTTGGCTGCGTTCACAATAATGTTTCTTACTGCCTGTAAGTTAAAGTGAATAAATCTAAATGGTTCTACTCCATCATCAACGGCATATTGATGTGGTACATAAGCAGGAAAAAGTATTAATGTTCCTGGTTTAGGTCTATAGTGTATCGAATCTGACATTGTACTAATTTTAGTTTTATCTTTTTGTGGCAGTTTTGTCATCATAGCACCACCTCTAGGATCGTGGAAAACTGGAAAAGATGTTTTTTCACTACACTTTAAAAAATAAAAACCTGATATATGATTATCCCAATGAACGTGTGTGTCGTGGTGTCCACCGCCTGCCTTAGCAAACTCTTGTACCCAAAACTCAGTAAAGAACATAGTATATTGTTGCATATCATAACCCCATTCATCTAATAAATTCCAAGCAGTTTGGCCTACATAAGCTTCCATTTCTTTTAGGCCTGGATCACCATTTAAAGGTGTTGAGTGATAAGACCAACCGTGATCTTTTACTTTTAAAAAGTCTTTATTACCTAAAAACTTTTTTCTTTCTTTTAATTTTGGTTGTTCTCTTTTATAGGCCTCATCTATAAACTTATCTGTGGCCTTGATTGCCGCTGGTAACCACTCTGGTTTTTCAATACTATAAACAGGTGTACTAAAGTACCAATCTGTTCTCATTATGTCTTTGTTTGCCATTACTGCCATTCTATACTCCTTATTTTCACTATTATATATCCATTATTTAAAAGGGCGTCCTAGGTTCCAAATGACCAATGAATATCTTGTACCACTTGTTACTGGCGCTACTCTATGCCATACAAAACTAGGAAAAACTATGATTGAACCACGAGGTCGTATTTCAACACACTCTTTAATTTTTGCTTTTTTATTTCTTTCCCAATCTACTTGATTTCTAAAATCAAACTCTAAATTACCACCAACATATTCATCTGGATTTGTTAATGAAATTGTAACTGATAATTTTCTTATTTTACCGTGATCTATTGGCCAAGTACCATCATCATTTTGTCTTCTTTTATATGGTTCTTCCCAACTATCACAATGCCAACCATAATATTGGCCTACACCATATTTTGTAAATTGGCAAGACTCGGACCAATCCCATTCAAAATTCCAGCCTGCTGCTCTATTGGCTTCGTGTATATAAGGGTGTATTTCTTTGTATATCCAACGATCAGCCATCCAAACAATGTCAGATTTTCTTTTTCGTTGTATGTTATTGATTTCTTTTTTAGATAGTTTGCCACCGTTTTCAACATTACGAGATACACCACCAGTAACGGCCATTTCGGCTTGATGTGATTTTCCATATGCTAATATGTCATCACATATTTTTGGTGTTAAGGCCGATTGAAAATAGTAATAGTAGTTTTTCAA